GCTCGTAGAGCAGGGCGATTCGGCCCAATTCCTGAGGGATTTACATTTGAATTCAAAGCAAGTAAGAAAGTAAGACTTTGGATTTGGAACCCAACTGAATAACCATGAAATATACATTATATAGGATTTCCGATCAATTCCATGTTAGGTATAAGCCTGTCCTTCGGAATGGCAAACCCATAACATTCAAAACGCAGAAAGAAGGCGACAAATGGTTACTGTTGAATCCCATAAAAACAACAGCGAAACACCCAGTGACATTCGAAATTAGACGGACAATTAAAAATAATTGGTAAGTCATTGATTCTCATAAGGAAATGAGTTTAAATAAAGGTTGACATACACCCAAAAATAGTGTATAATATGCATATTAAACAATAAAGGAACGAGCAATGGCAATTGCAGAATTTAAAGCGACAGAGACAGATTTCAACACATCATTGATGGGATTGCGCTCACAAGCTAAATCACACGGATTAGATGTTAACGATGAAAACGTTCGCGCATTCCTGATGCATCAAGCAGAAGTTAATGCCCAAACCAATGCCCATATTCGATGGTTGTACGCCATTGTTAACAAGCCATTGGTTGATCTCGTCGGAGAAGAATAGATGGAAGAACTGGGACAGATGTGTTTGGATTATGAAAATAATCTTCTCACTATTGACAAACTGAAATACATGCATGAGAACGATGTATTTGAATATATGGCAGGATCTTTATTTGTCCAGATTAGACCGCCGGTTCAGAAACCACCCCCTGGGATTGAAAAATCAGCGTACAATTACAGAATACTTGATGTTAGGCCAATAGATCAATTAAATGATCCATTGGATATAGAGGTTCAATATTGGACGTCCAAGATATATAATAAACATAAGGCTGAAGGATACCGCTTCAGCAATCAAGCAAAAAACAAACATTAAAGAATACGAAGAATTATTGGAGACCGTGTAAACATGGCAAAGACAAAACGTAAAAGTAAAAATTTAGACATAGCCTATATCGGCTATCAACCTGATTGGTCTACTATCGAATCCAGTGAGGATGAGCGATTTCAAACTATGTTGGCTGATGCACTTCGTAACTATGGATATTTCAACTCCATTAAAGACTTGAAAAAGAACATCATACAGTTCTTAACTGATCGTGACGTTGATAAGCCAACCATCAAACTGTTTAAGCGAAGCCCGGATTGGAGAGCGCATATGACCGCTTGTAGCCTGGCCACAGCATATTGTAACGGCATGCCTGAATATCCAAAAGGCACAGAATATATTATGAAAACCGTAAACAATGCAATTGCCGCAGGAGAATTTGACGAGGAAGAGCTTGAGACTAAGAAAGACAAGCCCAAGCAACCCTCCATTCAAGACCGTATCAATACAAAGGTTAACGACCATATCCTCCATTTTGAAATAGAATACGAGGACGGCATTATTGAGCGTAAGGAGAAGCATCCCAAGCCTGACACCATGTCATATTTGCGAACCAACGATGTTCCAAGCACATTGGCGGCACGTATCGCATCACATTTCCAGGCCCAATGGGATGAGATTAAAAATTCCCAAGGTAAGAACGCTGACGAGCAGTTGGCTGAAGCGTATGCTCATTTGAACAAAGCAGATGTAAAACGATTCACAGATTTTTACAAAGCTCTTATCACTGATCTTGAAATGTATCAAGCAGAGAAGAAGATTACCAAGGCCCCACGTAAACGTAAAGCAGTTTCTAAGACNAAACAAATNGCNAAACTCAAATTTATGAAGTTGCATGATCAATTAAAATTGGTGTCTATTAAGCCTGAGGATATAATTGATGCGAAGGAACTTTGGGTATTTAATACAAAGACTCGTAAGTTAGGTAAGTATGTCACTGACGAGTATAGTACACTTGGTGTTAAAGGAACCACAATTGTAGGTTTTGATTCAAGTAAAAGTGTGGCCAAGACCTTGCGTAAACCCAAAGAGCAATTAGCAGAGTTTAATAAAACAGGCAAGGTAAAACTGCGTAAATTCTTAGAGAACATCAAGGCAGTAGATATCAAACTTACAGGCCGAATTAATGGTGATATAATATTGTTAAAGGTTCATTAATCGGAGAAATCATAATGACAAAAACAAAAGAGACAGTAGATAGATCCAAATTAGAAGGACAAATAATAGAAGCATGGCAGATTATCAATGATCTTGAAGGAGCCGATACCCCGGAATTAAAAGCGGCCATACTTTTAGTAGGCAATCATCGATTTGAGAAATTATGGAAAACATTTGAGCATCTTGTACATAACGGCGACATAAAGTGAGTAAATGTAAAACATGTAATGATACTGGTTGGCATGAATATAATAATGGCCATTCAGTAGTATGCAACAAATGTTGCCCACATGACAAAGGATGGTGGGAATTAAGTAAGAATTATATGGGTTATATCGAAGGTGCGGATAATCGGTGTTGTCTTAATGGATGTGGAACAATGTATAGAGACTTGGAGAAATCAGAATGAGTGATTTAGTAGACATATTAAATAATGCAACGGACGAAGAAGTTGAAAAAGCACTAAAGCTACTAAATCCTAGCGGCAAAACCGCAGGTGAAGAAGTGAGTGAAGCCTTAGAACAGCTCATTAAACTTGGTATTATGCCGGAGGAATCAGAATGAGTAGTCTTAGTAAAAAGTTAAGAGCAATAGGGTGTCGTAAAGATATGCCACGCGAGTTGACCAAAGCTGCTGACCGTATCGAAGAACTGGAAGATGCACTACAAGCCCAGCAAAGAACCACTGCCAAAATTGTCGAAGCTCGGGAAGTCGAGCAAAACAGTATCGAAGAACGAGAATCTATCATTAACTCTCTGACTTGCTATGCCAAAGAATGGTGCGGGACTGAGATGTTCAATTACAAACCTATGCTCTGCCCCGCTTGCCAAGCTCAAGCGGATTTAAAGGAGAAATCAGAATGAATAATGAATATTTCTAGTATGGACCATAGAACTGATAACAATGGCATTATTATGAAAATTAAAAGATTAGACCGCCGGTTCAAATTAAAGAAAGCAGGCCTCGCCGATTGGAAGATAACGATCCCTTATAACCATTTTGTTCAGGATGGGTTACACCAACGATTAGAAGAAATGTATGGTATTGGTAAATTTATGCATGACACCACATCAGTGCCTTATATACGAAATAGATATGATTGGTTTTATATGTATTCAAGGCCTTCTAAGAAATTGCTGAGTGTGGATATCTTTTTCAAACGCGAAGATCAAGTGATATGGACACAATTATTATGAATAAAATTAAAGAATTTGTTATGACACATTTAATCTCAGATGACGCAGGAACAACATGTGGACTATATTGTTTTGTGGTTATGACAATCTGGGTAATATACGAAATCCTTTAGTATGCAAATTAAAAAATTAAATAAAACTCATAATGTATGCAAGGCCGGCAATGCTAAATGGGAAGCCGTATTTGAAACAGGAGAAGGGTATACCAAAGCAATAATTGCGATGGCAAATATGTTTGGGTTAGGGGCACCATACACCAATAGAAAGGTTACAGACTCGAATAAATCCTGGTTGTTTCGTAATATGGATATAGTAAAATCAGATTTTAAAAACAAAAATCATAGAATCTATCTTACTGTACATGAACAAATCACCTTGCTCAGATTGAAGTTCGATCCAGCCGACTAATAACCAAGCATAAATACCATATGCTATATTTACAACTTGATACTGAACCTAAAGATATATACGAAATTCATATATATGAATTTAATACGTTTCGCAGAATAGTATCCCAATTCAAAATCGCGTATGGTTACCCTTGGTTAAGCATATCAAGAAGAACTAATAATCTTACTGGATTTAAATCAACATGGGGAATTGGTGATATAAAATCTTCAGTTAAAGCAGACCGATTTATTCTTTTGGTGACATCCAAACAACAAATAGTTTACTGTAATTTATTATTGTGTGAATAGATAAATACCATAATAACCAGGATTATTAAATGGAAACAACTGAAGAACTAAAACAAAACCTAGTCACTCACATCTATGAACGATTAGGCGGCGGAATGGTTGATGTTGAATTGGATCCGTCCCATTACGAAATGGCCATTCAACGAGCATTATCTAAATATAGACAAAGAGCAAATAATTCTGTTGAAGAAAGTTATGCTATCTTAGAATTGGTTCCGGAACAACAATCATATATCTTACCACAAGAAGTAATGAATGTTCGTCAAATTTTTCGTAGAGGATTAGGTAACTCACAAGCCACATCAAACTTTGAACCATTCAGTGCAGGTTGGATGAATGCGTACCTATTACAGAGTGGACGTCAAGGCGGTATGGTAATGTATGAACTATATGCTGGTTTTCAAGAATTAGCGATGAGAATGTTTGGTGGTTATATCAACTTTACATTCAATCCAACAACAAAAATGTTGACTTTGATTCGCAAAATACCCGCGGGTGCTGAAGAGAATGTTTTGTTATGGCAGGACAATTATAAACCAGACCAAGTGATCATCAGTGATCATATGTCAGGACAATGGATACAAGATTATTCATATGCTCAAGCAAAATTCACCTTAGGTGAAGCCCGTGGTAAATTCCCAAAATATAGTAGGACCACTGGGCGGCACATCATTGAATGGTGATGCATTGAAAACTGAAGCGACAGCAGAGATGAAACAGTTAGAAGAAGATCTAACAAAATTTGAGGATGGTTCCACACCAATGTGGTTCATAAGAGGATAATGGGACAAATATTAGCAGGGATAAGCAAGTTAGTAGACGTTTNAAGTAAGAAGCCATGGACTATATTCATTGTTTTTACTTTAATGTTTGGAATAGGTTATTATAACCAGAATGAAGAATTAAAAGAAATAAACTTCGAAGTCGGTGGCCTAAGAGCTGAGATGGGGAAGATGAATGAAATTATCAAATTGAAAGTACAGTTAGCAGAAAAGGAATGTACATAATGAAAAATATCAAAATAAAAATAGCATCCTCTTTTTTCGTATATCTTTTGATGTTTAACGGACAACCAATAGCACAATATAATTCATTGGCGGCCTGTCAAGCGGTCGCCAATGCCAATCAATATTGTATTTGGGGAGGATAAATCAATGAAGAAGATCAGAAAGCAAGACGTATTCGATCATGGAAAGGACAGGTTGATGCATTGACATCCCGCAATGCGGTATTTAAACATAATATTGAACAAATAAAACTTTATTGAATATATTCAATAATTGGTGACTTATATTCGGCCATAATCAGTTACTATTAAATATAGAAAACAACTACGAGAAAACAATGGTGAGCAATGTAAAGAAAAATAAACGCAAAGTCGTGGGAATCTGCGGCCTGATAGGATCAGGCAAAGATACAGTGGGCGAAGTATTAGTAAAGGAATATGGGTTTACTAAACTCAGTTTTGCCGGAACATTAAAAGATATGACAGCCGTCCTATTTGATTGGAATCGCGATATGCTCGAAGGAACAACGCCAGAGACAAGGGCCGAACGTGAAGTATTAGATCCATTTTGGACTGAGAAATTGGGCAGAGATTGGTCACCGCGTATTGCGTTACAGCAAATGGGTACCGAAGTAATGCGTAACCATTTACATAACGACATATGGATTCAAACCTTAGAAAACAAAGTCCGTAAACTAGACAAGGTAGTGATCACAGATTGTCGCTTTCCAAATGAGATAGCCTTCGTAAAAGAGCATGGCGAAGTATGGGTAGTAGAACGTGGAGCAACCCCAGACTGGTTTGACAATGCTGTAAGGTGGAATAACGCTGATCATAAAGGCCGAGTTAGAATGACGGTTGACCAAAGTAGTCCGGAATCATTGGGTGTTCATGCTAGTGAATATTCATGGGCAGGTGTAGAAGCAAAGCATACAATAAATAACAATTATACATTGGGATCTTTAACAAATGTGGTTAGAGGATTAGCGCAGCAAACCTAAAAGTCAGGCCTAATATCATCTTCCTTCCAACCTAATCCTTTAATAGAAATTTCAATAGCGCAATTAGCACAGACTGATTTTAAATTTGTCCAATTGTTATTTCTTAAATCACCATCAATATAATATACAGTCATCTGACGTTTATCAACAGTTTTGAATCCGCATTGTTCACATATTAATTTCTTCTTATAGCCAGACATCACCCACCCGGCCTGTCCTTTTCTTTTCCCGGGTTTCTTTGCGGTATCGTTACAGGAATCACAGAACTTTCTATAGTGTCGTTCACCGTTACGAATATAATTGACAGCAGCAGGTTTCATTTTACAATTTGCACATAAAGGTCGCTTCATATATGTATTTATTATACCTTAGACGGCGACCTTTAATTCCCCTTTAATGGTAACATAAAAAACCCAACATTTGCTAAATAGTAGTATGAAGACATTCACTGTTTATAAAACTACTAATTTAGTCAATGGGAAATATTATATAGGTAAGCACGAAACCAATGATATTGATGATGATTATCTGGGTAGTGGTTTATTACTCAGACGAGCAATAAACCACTACGGCAGTGAATATTTTAAAAAAGAAATTTTACATCTTTGTAAAACAAGAAGTGATATGGAAGATAAAGAAAGAGAATTGGTCAATGAAGGTTTGATCAATGATAATATGACATATAATATCGCACTTGGAGGACAAGGAGGCAATTTGGGATCTTTAGTTAATAAGAAGATTGGATTAGCAATGTCTGCCATTAATTCTGGTAAATCAAAATCGATCAAACATAAAAAGTTAATCGGCAGCGGTAACAAAGACAAAGTAAGATCCGACGATTTTAAGAACAATTTATCAGTTCAGACAAAAGAACGTATGAAATTATTAACAAAAGAAGAACGCAAAAATATTTTTGGACATTCCGGTGATGCCAATGGATTTTATGGAAAGAAACATACTTTAGAATCTATTCACAAAATGAAGCAGAATAGAAAATGTACAAAAGGCGAGAATAATCCCAATGCAAAAAAAATTACAATCGATGGTATAACATATAACACATACAAAGAATGTATGAATGTATTGAATATATCTCGACGCAAATTATTAAAATTATTAGGAGATAAATAATATGGCACTTTTGAGTCCGGGCACGGAAGTTACAGTAATTGATGAGAGTTTTTTTGCTCCAGCAGTAAGCACATCAATTCCTTATATTCTGTTAGCCACATCACAAGATAAGACAAATAGCAGCGGCGATATTGCCTCTGGTACAACAGCAGCAAATGCCAACGTAGTAACACCAGTAACTTCACGTCGTGAATTGGTAACACTATTTGGTAATCCGGCATTTACAGCCGATGCAGCCGGCGGTATAGTTCAAGCACACGAGTTAAACGAATATGGATTACAAACAGCCTACAGTTTGTTAGGTGTTACAAATCGCGTTTATGTTCAACGTGCAGATATAGACTTAGGTGAATTAACGGGCACATCTGTTAGACCTACCAACACACCAGCAAACGGCACTTTATGGCTTGATTTAGCTGATACAGATTTTGGTTTATTTGAGTGGAATGCCTCAGATCAATCCTTTAATAAGATTACACCAATCGTTATTGATGACTTGGCTGATCAATCGGCCGGCATCCCAAATGGCGACATTGGCACAATTGGCGACTATGCTGTTGTAGCAGTTAGCACAGCAAATCCGGTATACTTAAAAGACGGAACAGGTGCTTGGGTATTAGTTGGATCGGATGCTTGGTTAACTTCTAGTTTTACACACCAAGGCACAGTAGCAAATCCAACAATCACAATAGGTGATTCATTAAATATTAATGCTATTGCTGTTACAGCAACAGGCACAACCCTTGCGTCATTTGTAAGTGATATTAATACAGCAGCAATTCCAGGTGTTAATGCAGACGGTGCAAATAACAAATTGACATTATATGTTAATAACTTAGCATCATCAACTAATACTACACCAGATAGCAAGTTATCATTACAAACAAATGGTTCAACAGTAACTATTTTTGCTGATTTAGGAATTACAGGCGGTGTATATGATACATTGGATACACAACTTTCAGCTCACACCAGTGTTCCAGAATGGAAGAGTTTAGATACAAACCCACGTCCAACAGGAAGTGTTTGGGTTAAAACAACATTACCTAATGACGGTGCAGATTTTAACGTTAGTTTATTTGATGACGTTATTGATACGTGGTCACGTGTTGATGCTCCATTATATGCTTCAAATGCAGCGGTTAATAAAGCATTAGACTCAGTAGGCGGCGGATTAAATATTGCCCAAGGTGCATTGTATGTTCGTTACGATACATTAGAAGATGGTACTGTGACCTATGCATTACACACACGCCAAGTTAAAGGCGCAACAGAAGTATCTGGTTCAGTGGCCAATGCTACATTTTCAACCAGTGACTCATTTGATGTTCAAGTTTCCCAACCAGGATTTGAAACATTGACAGCAGTAACAACGGTTGTTTTAACTGGCACTACTCCGGCTGATTTTGCAACGGCAGTAATGAATGCTTCGGTACAAAATTTAGAAGCTTCAGTTAGTACAGCCGGCAAGGTTGTATTGACTCATACAGCAGGCGGAACAATCATAGTATCTGAAAATGTCGGTACTCCATTAAATGATGCAGGATTTAGTTCAGCGTTAGTATTTGTTGAAGACGGCAATGCAAGTGACTTAGTAATAAGCAATTGGGTGCCATCAGTATACAGTGCTTCATTAATTCAACCAAGTGTTGATCCAGTTGACGGCACAAAATGGTATTTCAGTGCTGTAGACGATGTAGATCTTATGATTCATGACGGTTCAGATTGGAAAGGTTATCAGAACGTTAATAATGATGCTCGTAACAATGACTTGTCTATTACATCACCAGACGGACCAATTGTTTCTGCTAGTGAGCCAACAGCACAATCAGATGGCACAGTAATTGAGTTAGGTGATATTTGGGTTGATACTAGTTCAATTGATGAATATCCAGTTATTAATCGTTGGACAGCATTAGGCGCAGGTCAAGAAGCATGGGTTACAATTGATAACGCAGATGCTACAAGTGAAAACGGTATCTTATTTGCTGATGCACGTTGGGACACAGACGGAACAACAGACACCATCACAGGCGACCTACCATTAATCACAGATTTATTAACCAGTGATTATTTAGATTTAGATGCTCCAGACGCAGCATTATATCCTCGCGGAACAATTCTTTGGAATACACGTAGAAGCGGTTTTAATGTTAAGCAATACACTGTAAAACTATTTCAACGCAAGTGCATTCGTAGGTGTATTACCAGCGGAAACAAATACTTGGAGAACAGTTTCAGGTCTTAAAGGTTGATGGCGCACCTTACATGGGCAAAGGCGCAGTTCGTAACATGGTTGTTCAAGCAATGAAGGGCGGATTAGATTCTAGCTTAGATGTTCGTGAAGAACAAACAACTGTTAATTTATTAGCAGCACCTGGTTACCCAGAACTTATCAGTAACTTGGTAAAAGTTAATGTTGATAGAAAAGAAA